CATATCCTTCAAGAATCTGAATGTCCGTCTGACTTGCATTAGTACTTCTGTTGCCTCCACTTGCATCTGGGTATATGTAAATCTTATTCATAGGGTATCTGGCTTTGATCTCTTGGGCAATGCTATCTGTATCGTGACTCCCACTAATCTCATCAAATATTAACAATTTTTGATTTTGTACAATACCTATTACACAGTTCATATTCCCAATATTAAAATCTAGGCCCAAGCGAAGAGGTTCTAATCCTATCTCTGGTTTGATATTAGTCATGTTGCTTTCTCTGGTAAAGCGATCATAAACTTGACCTGTAGTTAGATTGATAAACTCTCCATTGAGATAAGCTTGCAACATTGATGGGTCATAGTTGGATTGCATACGTTCAATAAAGTCACTAGGTAAGTGTGGGTTATCTTGAGTCCTCATTTTGATTAGTTGCCTATCGGTTCTTTCCTTTGCTTCATCTGTACCAAAGGTGTTGTATAACCACCTAAATCCTTCTGGTGTACTGGCTGCACAAAACTGGCGAACATTACCAGCCCTTAGTCGTCCCAGTATCTTTGGGAAAGCTTTGTCAGCAATAGTAGGTGAAACAACGTCTATTTCATCAACTAAAACGTGCGATAAATTTAAACCTATAATCCTCGACCAGTTCTCGAAGCTGCGGCATAATAGCTTGCTGTCACCTTCCTTAAAATGCAAAGTATATTCTGGAAGCGGACTAGCTCTAAACGTATAAGGTATTTCATATTGCTCAAGAAACAACTCAAAGTCTGTTTGCCAAATATCTCGAATCAATGGGGCAGTTGGTTCCATGACAGCACCAATAAACCCAATATTCATTGCAGCTAACTTAACTGCCATACTACACAAAGCTCTTGTTTTACCAGCACCATAACCTGCACTAAGTCCTACTATTTCATTCTGGTTATCAAAGAACTGTTGCTGCGGTGGGTGTAAATCAGCCCTGATCCTATGCAACAGGTCATCAGTATCAACATCAACATATCTACTGCCTATGTGATCCAGCACAGATCCTTCTCTGTTCAGAATACTCAAGACATCACCTGACCGACCTTTGCCATTGAGTTTATACAGCCTAAAGCTACTGTTAACTGCCCTGATTTCCTAGCCTCTTTTGCCAGTGATGCGTATTGAGCTAGAACTTCCGCAGTAAATTGTCTCCTATCGATATCAAAGTCTTGCTTGAGAATCTCTCTGGCATCTTGCATGTAGCTATCTACAGTCCTTGAAGATACACCCCACTCAGTCGAAGCAAATCGAACTATCTCCGATCTAACAGTGCCAACAGACAAAAGACTAGCCACTTTGTTCACTCTGAACTCATGTTCATTCTTGTTAGTTCTGCCTTTAGCCACTATAGAATTATGGTTTTTTATATTCTAAATCTAGCGTCAATCGTTAGTTTTTGTCGATTTACCCTGTTTTTCCCAACTTGTTTTAAGAAAAATTAGTTCATCAATACGTTTTTTTAACGCTGTGATGCGATCATTATTGAAGCTATCAAAGTCTTTATTTTTCATTTCTTGCTTTTTGGATTGCTAGTTTACAAGCTTCTGGCTTGTATGAAATACCTCTTCCCATAGTTCGTATCCAGTGTATGCCTTCTTTTAATACACCATTTTTTCTAAATTTAACAAGTGTACCTTCAGATTTATAGCCCATCATATCGGCAGCGTGTAATTGCTGATAAAAACCTTTGCTTGCATAATATTTTACTTTGCGTGGGTCATAAGGATCGCTCTCTGCTTTTTCTTGTTTCTTTTTTTCATTTTCCATTTCTACAGCAATTTTGTCATGGAGTTTTAAAAGTTCTTTTATTAAAGGATTATCATCAAATTTACATTTAGAACATTTATCAGCATTAGAAATTGATTGAAGTAATCCAACTTTGATGTGTCTCCACTCACGTTCTGTCAATTTAATTTTCATAATCAGAAAGGTAATGTTGATTGACTGAAAGACTCAGGTTTTTTAGGTAAACACCAAAGATGTTCTTTCTTGCCGTAATTACCCATTACAAAGTCTTTTGTTTTTTCCAGTTTGCCATCATCAGATAAGTTTGTCATAGCTCTTCTGATTGATGTTATGGGGCAGTTAAGACCTGAAATAGAAAGCACCATTGAAGGGCTTAATGGTGTTTCGTACTGTTTGAAACAGTTTATGATCTTTTGTTCCTGTGTTTTAGCTTTTGATTGTGACCTAGCTAATTCATCAGGATTTTCTTGAATGGTGTTATAAAAAGTCATGGTGCAAAATCTTTGACAAGATCATTAGGTTCTACTTCTTTTTGCAGTAGATCAACAAGATAACTTGTTTGTTCTTGCAATGAATCTATTTTTTTATCAATATCTGAAACTGAATATAAGCCAGCATCAAATTGTTTCATCTGGTTTAAGTAGGCACTTCCATATTTATTTATCTGATGATAAAGAACACCATGCAAGTCTTGTAAACTTTTCTCTGCTTCATATAAAACATCATGTAATTTTTTACATTCAGAATAAGGATCTACTTTCTGTGTATTTCTTTCCTGTTCCCATACGGGGATAGTCGAGGTTTCAGATTGTTCAAAAGAAGTATTTGTTGATGTTTGATATGTAGGTTCTGTATAAGAAACTTTTTCTATATTGTTATTTGATTTTAACTCTGGTTGTTTTTGTGTAGAAGATATTTGAGTTCTATAAGAATAATAAGCTCTGTTAACTTGGTGAAATGTAGGAACTTTATTACTTCCAGCTTCAGAACAAGCAGTTTTCCATATCTTTATGGCTTCTTTAGGTTTTTTTAAATATGCAATAAATGGTTTAACCTGAGTTTTATTGGTTGGTAAAATTTGACTTTCATCAGATTGTTGTAATATTTCGCAACGAAACTCATAAAAACCTCTTAAATCTCTAGCTGAATCTTGTGTTATTGGAGAAGAACTACCAGTTAACTTACTTGATTCTTCTTTTAAATAATCAGGCCAAGAACGACCACCTTTTATTCCTCGATAAAGTTTATGTCTTTTAATTTTTAAAAGAGCAGCACCTATAGCTAAATCTCTTTCCATTTTCCCTTGAAAAGAAGTTTGAATTACTGTTTCAGTTTCAATAAGTTCTTTTTGTTCTTGTTCTGTCATAGGAGACTCTTCAAGAATCTCCGTATAACCAACAACATCTGGTGTTATTGCACTACTCATTTTCGTTACCTACTTCTGGACTAATAACGTCAGCAAGTTTTAAAAACTTTTGTTTTGCTAATGGTAAAGATGGCAATTGTTCAAAATCACTATTCTTTGCATGTTGTGCAAGTGTAATAATCTTTTCCAACCTTGATTCCATCTGGTTATACCATTTAGCTATTTCTTTATCAGTAGCAGCAGCACTTAATAAAGTCACAGTCATGTTTAAGCTATCAGGTCTTAAAACGAGGTTATAAGCAGTATTTAAATATTTAGCTGCTTTTTTTAGATTTGATAAAACTGAATTATCAGTAATTGTTTTCTTACCTAATGAAGTTAAATAGTTATTAACTGAATTAACAATATCAGCGATAGGAATTGGTTTGTTTTGGTTTAGACCATGTTCTTCAGCACCTCTTAAGGCCATCATTGGAGAGGTTAAAAAAGTTCCGTTCCATACAAAAGATTCCCAACTAGGGTCTTTTAACATTCGATCAGAAAGAGCATGAATGTTCTCTTCCATTTCAAGCTTAAGAGCTTTTGGTGTTATCTCATCTAAGAGATAATTACCTATTTGCTGTGATTTCTTTTCACGCATTGGATAAGTAGTAAGAGTCATTTAGTGAATGTAAGACATATACTCTTCAGAGTGTATATGCACTAAATGCGGTTGTCAATAAAATTAAAGTGATTTCATCTTAAAGTTTACTAACTGATCTTTTACCTTTTGGACTTCTGGTGGGAGTGAAGCTTTTTGGTTTTTGATATTTTTTTGTATAAGTTTGTTCATAAGCTTTTCTGTTTTAGTCCAGCTTTCTTTTCTCATATTGTGTATTTCTCGAACAATGTCGATAGGAATATCTACACCAACATTGTTTCTTATACAACCATCTGAATCTCTAAAACCATGAGAGAGAATCTGTCCATCTATATCGTATTGAGCATTAGCTGCATTGCAGTAACATATGAGAGCCAAATCCTGACCAGAGAACCGCCTTCCCTTGTCATCAATGTCATAGTCTGGTAAATGGTTGTTTATTAGCTTGTCTGAGTTGTTAATTATGCCTGTATCGTTGCAAGCATAACAAGTGTATTTAGGTGCGTTGAAAGTAACCTCTCTATCAACAGCCGATCTTTTATAGTTTTTCATTTATAACTCACCCCATTCAATGAATTGAGCATACTTAATATCAAGCTTTTGCATACGTTTAGCTTTTTCAACCGTATCTCTTTTAGTAATTAAATTCCATTTACGGTCATAGCCGTAATAAAATAATCGGCCACAACGTCTGCGTTTCATACCAAAAGTAGAAACAGTACCTACATAGTTATTCATTTATTTTTTACCTCAATACCTAGTTTTTTTTCAATAACTTCATATTCTTCAATTTCTTCAATTCTTTTTCTTTTTAAGAGCTTGATGCACTCTCCATTTATGGCACTTCTTAGCAGCCATAGCTCTCTTTCTGAAAACATCATGGGGTGTTAAAAGGGTGTGTTTTGTTTGGGTTTTCCTAATGTAGTTTTTTTATTAGATACTGTCAACATATATTGCTCAAACTGCCCATTTTTCAAGTAACGAAAGCAGTCGGGAAAGAGTGGCGTAAAATTATCATTTTTAAGTTGCTTTGATCTAGCCCTTATATCGGCCTGTAAGCAGTCGAGTATCTTTTCCTGTGTCTTTTTACTTAACTTACTAAACTCGGCTTTTGCAAGCTTTTTTGATTGTGATACAACACGCATTGATGTAGGTATCTTTCTATAAGCTTCCCAGAATGGTTCAAAAAATTTATCTACAGGTTTTTTCTTACCTAAAGTTTTATAGTTATTTGTTTTAGTTAACATTGTTTTAGTTAGGGTCGCTGACAACGACTGGGGGGGTCGCTGTGGCGTACTGGGGGGGTAGTTCTCAACGACTGGGGTAGTATGTATCAACGACCCCGTATGAATACTGGTATCTGGTACAGGAAGTGTCTTGCATTGATGCCAAATTGTGACCCTATAGCAATTAGTTCTTTGCCCATATTCATTGATTCTGTATTGCTTTTGGAGCAAACCAAGTTCTACAAGTTCAGCAACAGTCTTAATAACTTTGTCTCTGGACATCTTTGCATCATTAGAAATAGTCTGATAACTAGGCCAAATGTTTGGGTAATAGCTCTGCAAAACCCATAGGACTGATAGCTGAAATGGTGTTACTTTGCCCTTTAATGCTGTTGGCAAAGCTATAAATGGGGTATTCTCTGGAATAAAACTCATTTTCTATGGAATATATTATTTCTGTAAAAGGCATGGAATCTGCCCCTCAAGGCAGTAAAAAACACGTTGGCAATGGAATAATGGTT